TATAAGGAGTCGGTTTACCGACGACGCCAACTAGTGTTGGGGTCCGGGTAATCGGATTAAGGGAATAAATAGTTAATTATATCAATGAACTTTTATTAATATTTTTATAATATATATATTTTTATTTATTATTTAATCCAATATGGCTGCCTGTCACGCTGATGCCCTAAGTATTATAGGGCATCGGCGTGACAATTAATTATATTAATTGTTATATATATATTTCGCCAGAATTTATCCGATGACGTCATTGCGGTAGCATGACGTCAGAGGGTGCACTTTATAAAGTGCCGATTTTATTTATTTTAATTTCATTTAAAATGTTTGATTCAAAAAAGGTTGAAAAAAAGAATAATTCTAGAATTTCTGATTTAAGAGGCAGAAATTGGTTATGCACTTTGAACAATCCTGGAGAGCTTACGCTTGAGTCTGTTCATGCTTTATCTAAGGCAACTTACACTGTTGGTCAGTTGGAACGTGGTCAGAATGGTACACTTCATTTTCAGTTTTATCAAAACTTTAAACAGGCTATTAGAGTATCTCATTATAAATCTGTTTTGCCTACTGTACATGCCGAAGTTGTTCATGTTGATAATGGTGCTGCTAAGTACTGTATGAAGGAAGATACCAGAGTTGAAGGTCCATGGGAGTATGGTACTAAGCCTCTTCAGAGGAACTCAAAGGCTGACTGGGAGGAGGTTTACACTAACGCTAAGAGAGGTAGACTAGAGGACATTCCTGCTGATGTTCGAGTCAGATGTTACTCTCAATTAAAGAAGATCGAAAAGGATCACTTGGTTGTTAAAGACTCTGATCATCTTAGAGGTGTATGGATTTATGGTCCTTCTGGAGTTGGTAAGAGTAGATCTGCTCGTAGAGACTATCCTGATGCTTATCCTAAGCTTTGCAACAAGTGGTGGGATGGCTATCAAGGCCAAAAGAATGTCATCATGGATGACATAGGTCTTGACCACAAGGTCTTAGGTCAGCAGCTTAAGATATGGTCTGACCGCTATGGCTGTATCTTAGAGAACAAAGGTGGTGCTATGACTTCATTATATGAGAATTTTGTAGTTACTTCTCAGTACTCGATAGAGGAGATTTGGGCTGGTGATCAACCTACTATTGATGCTTTAAGGCGTAGATTTAAGGTGATTCACATTCCTTGGAATCTTCATAATCCTAAGGATAATGTTGATCCAAATCCATTTGTGCTTGATGATTTTGTCGAGGACAATCTTGTCTTAGAGAAGAAGCTTGAGCTTTCTCTTGTAGAGCATGAACCTTAAATAATTAATTATTAATTATCAAACATTTAATAAAATATTTATTTTAATTTCATTTAAAATGATGCGTATTAGAAAAAATAAAAATTTTGTAAGGAAAGGTATGAAACGATATGTCTTTCGTAAGAGGCGTCTTGGTGCTTCCAAGTATTCTCTTACTAATGATGTGACATATGTTAAGTGCGAAGATTATGGTGTCTTGTGGCAGGCTGGCACTTCTACTACTACTAAGTGGGGTGATTCTGGGTTTAACTATTATAGCCTTGCTGCTATTTTAGCTAATTGTCCGTCTTTTGTTAATAATGTTCCTGTGTACGGTAGGTATAAGATCACTGGTCTTAGTGTACGGCTTTCGTCGTCTGCTGATACTGGTTATCTTAATACTAGGTATGTTGCTATTAATGGGTATCCTTCTCAGTGTGTTGCTTTCTATCCTAATTTAACAGCTGTTGATGCAGGTAATGGTCCTCTATTTAATGATAGAAGATTTATTGCTGACCATTCTAGTCATCAACCTGCTTACAAGTATTGGAAGTTTCCTGATAACTTCTTTATCTCAAGTGGTCGTGGTCTTGGTGTTTGGTCTCAGACTACTGGTTATGAGGCTCAGACTGGTCAGTTGTCGGTTTATCCTACTTCACCGGTTGCTATTACTGCTGATACTGGTCTTTTTAATTATTGCATCACTGTTTATGTTACGTTCTCTGATAAGAACGTATAAGGAGTCGGTTTACCGACGACGCCAACTAGTGTTGGGGTCCGGGTAATCGGATTAAGGGAATAAATAGTTAATTATATCAATGAACTTTTATTAATATTTTTATAATATATATATTT